GCCGGTCCATATGGCGCGCGATGCGGTATTGGGCGCCGATCTATCGGTGCTGCCGAAAGCGCGCTCCAGCCGCGCAGCGCTGCGCTATGGGCAAGATCTGATCGGACAGGATTGCACCGGCGCAGCCTATGTCCTGCACGGCGCGCATCATTCTGGCGGCCGCGTGCTGGCCCCCCGAATGGCAAAGCGCGGCCTGCCGTCGCTGCACACATCCTATCTCGATGCCGCTGCCTCGAAAGCATGGATTGTAGCGGCGCGCACCAGACTGGAGGCAACGCAGCAGGCGCGCGCGACTTTCCAGTGCCTGCTCGCGGTGATGGACGAGATCGTCGCGCGGGAGGGTTTGGGATCACCCATTACGGCGTTGGAGAGCCAGCCATGAAGACCTTATCTCCCGACCTGCAGGCGCATCTCGACAGCGCCACCACCACGCTGGCCTGGTGCTGGCGCATCACCCGGGCCGATGGCGCAGCCTTTGGCTTTACCGACCATGACCGGATGCTGGATTTTGACGGCACCCGCTTTGAAAGCGAAGCCGGGCTCATCCCCTCCGAGTTGCGCCAAGGGTCTGATCTGTCGGTCGATGCGCAAGATGCCGAAGGCGTGCTGTCGTCGGACCGGATCACCGAGACCGACATCCTCGACGGGCTCTGGGACAATGCAGCGGTCGAGGTGTTCCGTGTCAACTGGCAGGATCCCGAGCAGCGCGTGATGTTGCGGCGCGGCTCCATCGGCCAGATCAGACGCGGGCGGATCGCCTTCGTGGCGGAAGTCCGCAGCCTCGCGCATGTCCTGGGTCAGCAGGTCGGGCGCGCCTATCAGTCGCAATGTGACGCCGCCCTCGGCGATGCCCGCTGTGGAGTTGATCTGAGCAATCCAGCCTACCAGGGCGCGGGGACCGTGGGCAGCGTCGAGCGTCGCCGGGTGATCTCCAGCTTTGATCTAGACGTGTTCACAGCGGGCTGGTTTGATGCAGGCACAATCGAATGGACCAGCGGTGCCAATGCCGGGCGGCGCGCCGAGATCATGCTGCACGAGCTGTCTGGCAGCGCAGCCCGCCTGACCCTCTTTGCCGAAGCCGTGAATGACATCGCACCCGGCGACGCCTTTGTCGCCGTTGCGGGCTGCGACAAACGGATCGAGACCTGTGCAGCGCGGTTCAACAATGTGGTCTACTTTCGCGGGTTCCCGAGTGTCCCAGGACAAGACGCTATCCTGCGCTACGCCACCCAATCCGGTGGCCATAACGGCCGCGTGCTGTGATGCGCTCCGCAGATCCGGACCGCGTGATGACAGCCGCCCGCGCCTGGATTGGCACGCCTTATCACCATCAAGCCTCGCGTCTCGGGGTGGGCTGCGATTGCCTCGGGCTCTTGCGCGGGGTTTGGCGCGACTTGGTGGGCTCAGAACTGCCGGTCTTGCCAGCCTATTCTTCGGATTGGGGTGAGGTGCGGGCCCAAGAGGTTCTGCGCGATGGCTGTGCCGCTCATATGATTGCGGCTGAGGACGACGCTCAGCCCGGCGACGTGGTGCTGTTTCGGATGCGGTCCTGGGCCATAGCCAAACACGCAGGTATTTTGGTGGCACCCGACCAGATGGTGCACAGCCATTCGGTGCACGGCGTCATCGCCCAAGCCATCACCGCAGCCTGGTGGGCGCGCGCAGCATTTGTATTCCGGTTTCCGGACGGTGGAGATATCTGAATCATGGCAACTTTGGTCTTGGGCGCGGTCGGCAGCGCCATCGGTGGTTCCCTGATTTCAGGCACGGTTCTCGGTTTTACCGGCGCAGCCATCGGCGGCTTTGTCGGCTCCAGCCTCGGCAGCATGATCGATGCAGGCCTCGTTGCGGGCAATCAAAGCCAGCGGTTTGAGGGCGCGCGCCTCGACGCCCTGCGGGTCTCCAGCTCCACCGAAGGGGCTGTTATCAGCCGGGTGTTCGGGCGCGCGCGCGTGGCAGGTAACATCATCTGGTCCACGGATTTCAACGAGCGCCAGATCACAACCACCGTGCGTGGCCCGCGCCGCTTTGGCCTCTTTGGCCCGCGCGCCAGCTCAACAACCGTCAGCTATTTCTACTCCGCAAGTTTTGCGGTGGGGATCTGCGAAGGGCCGATCACCGGCATCGGGCGCGTCTGGGCCGACGGCAAGCTGCTCGATGTCAGCGGCGCAGGGATCCGGGTTTATCTTGGCGACGACGCGCAACTGCCCGACCCGACAATCGTGGCGCGCATGGGCGCAGCGTTATCCCCCGCCTATCGCGGGCTGGCTTACGTTGTGTTTGAGGACCTTGATCTGGAAGATTTTGGCAACCGTCTGCCGCAGCTGACTTTCGAGGTGTTCCGCCCGCTGCCAGACGCGGATGTGGCCGAAGGGCTGGTTCAGGCCGTTACGATCATCCCGGGCTCCGGCGAGTTTGCCTATGCGCCTGGGATTGTCATGGCAGGGGAAGGCGGCTCCCAAGGGCTCAATCTTGGACTATTCGGCGGCGCAACTGAAGGCCTCAAATCCGCCTTGAACGCGGTCGCCAGCTCAACCAAATCCAACTTCACCCTGTCGCTGGACAATTTGCAGGCGATGGTCCCCAGCGTCAAAAGCACCTCCCTCGTCGTGGCCTGGTTCGGCACTGATCTGCGCGCAGGCCAATGTCAGCTGCGCCCCGGCGTCGAGGTCGCAGCCCGCAGTACAACGCCCTACGCATGGAGGGTGAACGGCGTCGCACGCGCAGCGGCCTACCGCCTGAGCCAGAGAGACGGCCGCCCCACCTATGGCGGCACTCCTGCCGATCAATCGATTGTCGATGCCATCAAAGACTGCAAATCCCGCGGGCTGCGCGTGACGTTTTATCCAACCCTGCTGATGGATATCCCTGCAGGCAATACCCTGCCGGACCCTTACTCCGACGGCGCAGGCGTGCTGGGGCAACCCGCGCATCCCGCAAGCGCGCGCCTCACCTGCAGCCCAGCTGCGGGCTTTGCAGGCGCAGTCGATCAGACACCCTCCGCCGCATCCCAGACCGCCGCGCTGTTCGGATCGGCAACGCCAGCACAGTTCTCGGTTTCCGGCGAACAGGTCTCCTTCACCGGACCCGCGAATGACTGGGGCCTGCGCCGCATGGTCCTGCACTACGCCCATCTGTGCAAAGCCGCCGGTGGGGTGAATGCCTTCCTCATCGGATCAGATCTGCCCGGGCTGACACAGGTGCGCTCTACCGCGGGGACCTATCCAGCAGTCCAGCAGCTGCGCAGCCTCGCGGCCGATGTGCGCGCAATTCTCGGGGCGGCCACCAGGATCAGCTACGCGGCTGATTGGACGGAGTATTTCGGGCATCGCCCCGAAGATGAGAGTGGCGACGTCTATTTCCATCTCGATCCGCTTTGGGCAGATGACAATATCGATTTCATCGGCATCAACGCCTACGCACCGCTGTCAGACTGGCGCGATGGCTATGAGCACCTCGACGCGCAGGAATGGCCCGCAATCTATGATCGCAGCTATCTGCAGTCCAACATCGCAGGCGGCGAAGGCTTTGATTGGTATTATGCCAGCAACGGGCACCGGCTGGCGCAGATGCGCACGCCGATCATTGACACGGGCGCGGACGCTGGTTCGGCGGGCAAGCCTTGGGTCTATCGCAACAAAGACCTGCGCAGTTGGTGGACAAACCCGCATCTCAACCGCGTTGGCGGTGTCGAAAGCCTCACGCCCACCGCCTGGGTCCCGCAATCCAAGCCCTTCTGGTTTTCTGCCTTCGGCTGTCCCGCGATCGACCGCGGCACCAACCAGCCCGACGCGCGCATCGATCCCAAATCCTCTGACGGCCGCACGCTTTACTTTTCGCGCGGCTGGCGTGATGACACCCTCCAGCGCGCCGCCCTCGAGGCCACGCTCACTTATTGGGCCCACACTGAGAACAACCCCGCGTCGGACCGCTATGCAGGCCCCATGGTGCACCTGGCCGACTGCGCCGCCTGGGGCTGGGATGTGCGCCCATACCCCTATTTCCCCGCGATAAGCGATGCATGGGCTGATACGGCAAACTGGCGCACTGGCCCCTGGCTGAGCGGGCGGCTAGGTGCTGTGTCTTTGGCAGCCCTCGTGCGCCACCTCTGCCTGCGCGCCGGATTGCCTGCAAACCTAATAGACGTGTCCGGACTCTGGGGCGCGGTCGAGGGCTATGTCATCGGCGCCATCGAAGCCCCGCGCGCCTCCATTGCTATCCTGCAGCGCCATTTCGGCTTTGACGCGATCGAGAGCCAGGGCAGGCTGCGCTTCGTAATGCGCGGCGCAGGCCCCGTGGCAGAGGTCACGCTGGACGATATGATCACCGGCCAGAGCGGCGGTGGCGAGGGCTTCGAGCTCACCCGCGGCCAGGAGACCGAACTGCCCCTCGCGCTCAAGTGGCAGCTCGCCCGCGCTGATGAAGATTATGACGCCGTCATGGTTGAGGCCCGCCGCACGCTGGTCGACTCGACCCGCATCCTGGCAGAGGGGTTTCCCATTGCTGCCCCCCCGGAGATGTCAGAGCGCCAGGCCAATCGCGCCCTGCAAGAGACCTGGGTCGGACGCGAAGGGGCGACCTTCCGCCTGCCTGCCTCCCGCCTTGCGGTGGATGCGGGCGACGTGCTCACCCTGCGCCATGACGGGCGCGGGCTGGAGTACCGCGTGGTGCAGGTCAGCGACGGTGAGGACCGGCGGATTGAAGCCATCAGATCGGACCGGCTGGTTTATGATCTCCCCGTCGGCGGCGCGCGCGGCACGTCCTTGACGCTGCTTGCGCCGTTTGGCGGTGCGCTGGTGCAGTTTCTCGACCTGCCGCAACTCTTTGACGACGATCCGGCCTATCAGCCACTGCTCGCAGTCTATGCCGCGCCCTGGCCGGGGGCCTTGGCGGTCTGGCGCTCCGCAGCAGAGGACGGGTTTACCCAAATCGGCTCCATCGATACCCGCGCCAGCTTTGGCACCTTGCTGAGCGAGCTTGGACCCGGACCCTCGGCGGTGTTCGACACTGGCAATGTGGTGGACGTGGAGCTGGTCGAAGGGGCACTGTCGAGCGTCACGGATTTGCAGCTCTTTGCGGGCAGTAACAGCTTTGCGGTGCAAACCGATACCGGGGCGTGGGAAATCATACAGGCGCGCGACATTGAGCTGATCGCCCCGCGTCGCTACCGCCTGCGCAGCCTCTTGCGCGGGGTTCGCGGGACCGAGGCCCAGATTGCAGCACTCAAACCTGCAGGGGCGCGATTGATCGTGATCGACTCCGCCCTGCTGCCGATACCGCTGGCCATGACAGATATCGGGATTGCTTGGACCTGGCGGCTCGGGCCCATCGGTCTCGACGTGGCCGATCCTGCTATGGTTGCGCTGTCCTATACGCCAACCGCAGAGGGGCTGCGGCCGTTCTCGCCGGTCCACATTGCCCAGCCCCATCTGTGCGGGCGCGTGCCCGGGGATTACACCATCAGCTGGATCCGGCGCGATCGTGATCTCGGTGCAGACAGCTGGGAGGCAGTCGAGGTGCCGATGTCGGAGGCTTCAGAATCCTATGAGGTCGATATTCTCGACGGTACAACCGTCAAGCGCACCTTGACAGTTCCCTCACCGCTCGCGCTTTACACCGCCGCGCAGCAAATCGCGGATTGGGGCTCGACCCTTGGACCCGGCGACACCCTTGATCTGCGCGTGGTCCAGATATCCGCAGCAGCCGGACGCGGTACTGCAACGACGCAAACCCTGACCTTCTAAAGGACACCCAATGGCCGACACCACCCCAAACCTGCTGCTGCCCTTTATACAGGCGGCGCAGGCGCAAAAGCATATCACCCACAACGAGGCGCTGCGCCTGCTCGATGGGCTGACGCAGATATCTGTACTGGACCGCGATTTTGCAGCGCCACCCGGATCCCCAGCAGAGGGCGCGCGCTACATCGTGGCCAGCGGTGCCACCGGCCTGTGGGCTGGATGGGAGGGCGACGTGGCATTTTACGCAAGTGGGGTTTGGCTGCGCCTGCCAGTCCGCACCGGCTGGGTGGTCTGGGTGCAAGACGAGGTGCGGGTGGTCGTGCGGATTGGTTCAGTGTGGACACCGCTGGATCTGGCCATGGGGCTGCTGACCCAAGCGGCCAGCGTCGAGGTCGCCAAGGGTGCATTGGGCAGCACCATCGGGGTGGCCGTGCTGGAGCAAACGGTCTCCGGGCTGTCAGGCGCGGCGGTGACGTCCAGCATTGAGATACCAAACCGCGCTATCGTGCTCGGGGTCTCGACGCGCGTGGTGACGGCAATCACCGGGGCTGCATCCTTTGACTGCGGGATTGCGGGGGAGGCCGAGAAGTTTGGGAGCGCGCTCGGCATC